CATATGGGCCGGACGGAATGATGTTTCCGATTTTTTCCCACCGACAAAAAACACCCTTTTGAAAGGAGGTGCACAGACATGAACATCGTCACCGAAGCGGCATGGCTCATGTTCCATGCCGAAGGCGATGCCGACGACCTCATACGCCTTGTACGTGCCCGGTTCCCCGGCATCACCGACGACGAGATCAGCGCGGCCGCGCGTGAGATGAAGGCCCTCGCCATTTCCCGACGTGACCACCTGAAATCCGAAATCGAGGCCGGGCGCATTCCCGGTAGAAAGGACAGCATCCAATGACGGACGAGACGATCACCGAGGCGAAAGCCTCGATCAGCGCAGAGAAGGCGGCGGAAGCAAAGCGGGAGAGGCACCGGCTCAACTCGCGTGTTCCGTTTCCGTTGGCTGGTGATGACGTGTTCCTGACGTTCACGCTCTCCAGCCTGTGCCATCTGGAAGAGAACGCCGAAAAGTTGATGCCCGACTACGAGCAACGCGGTTTCAGCCCGTTCGGCGTGTACGAAAAGCTCCTCCTGGCTGGTCATCCCGGCGCCGTGCGTACCGTGCTAGACGCCGGGTTGAAACGCCTCAATGAGGAGGGCAAGCCGGTTCCGGCCACGGACATTGATCTGGATGACGCCGATTGGCCTGTTACGGAGATCGTAGAGCCGGCGCTCAACGTGCTTGCATACAACTGGTTCGGCCGAACATATGCCGAGATGGTCTCGGAAGCGACGGCAGCGCGTGAGGCCGCCGTCGAAGAAGCCCGGAAGGCATGGAAGGACGAGAAGGTCGGCTAAGCCGCCTCGCACTCAGTTTGGGCGAAGGGATTGATCTTTTCGCCCACAACGTCCGGCCACGTCCTTAGCCGTGTCGTGGTCACGCCGTCCGGCCGGATCACGGTGTGGTCGACGTGGCCGCCGATGCCATGGATTTCCGGCAGGTCGGGCGCAGTCGGATTGGTCCCTTTCTGCCGTCGCATGATTTCCATGAAATCGGCGCCACGCTCGGCAAGGCCGTCCTTGAAATGACCGGGGGTAAGCCCGGCCGCAATCAAGTCCTTCGGCGTGATAGGCGATCCGCCGCCGAAGTCAGGCAGGTCGACGCGGTAGAGCTTGAACGGCTCGAACTCGGGATAGGCCGGGAAGGTGTTGAAGTAGGCCACGACCGGCCCGTCCTGTTCCGAGATCCCGGCAATGATGATTTCGAAGGCGGGGATGTTTTCCAGCCTCATCTTGTCGATGAAGGCGGGCAAGTGCTCCATAGCACCATCGAAGCCGACGATCGCCGCGACGGTATCGAGGTACAGGCCAACGGCCTCCAGCGGCCCTATGGCACCGCGGAATGTCACTGCGGCCGGCACGGAACTGAGCCGGTAGACCTTCTCCCGTATATCGATCAGAGTGCCGTCCGGCTCGTAGACGGCACCGTCGGTAAGCATTTCGATCCGGTCGCCATAGTTCACAGTCATGAATGCGCTCATTGTCAGAATCCTTTCAGGTCGAGCGTGAAGAGTGAGCCGAGCAAAGCGCCACCGCCGCCGATACCGGAACCGGCGCTGCCAACCTTGAAAATCGCGTCGAGCACGTCGTTGAGCAGCTTGTCGACGATCTTGTTCAAGACGTTCATGGCGACGTCGCCCAGCTCCTCCCATGACAGCTTTCCGTCGCTGAGCGCGCTGCGGAGATCGTTCATCACCCCGCCGGCAATGTCGCGGTAGAGGTCCATGGCGTCGGCGGCCTGGCGCTGCGCTTCCGTCTCGGCATGGATCGCGGCGACAAGGCTGACGATCTTGGCGCGCTGATCGTCCGTCGCCGCCGCACCCGCCTGCCTCAGCGTGTTCGACACGTCGCGTTCGAGGTCGGTGGCGCCGATCAAGGATTTTTCGTGTTCAAGCTCATCGATCAGGCGGCGCACGGCTTCCGCTTCGCGCTCGGCTTTGGCGGCTGCCCTATCTCGGGAGGATGAACGACCGCCACTCCCGCTACCAAACCCACCGGGCGGCGGCTTGGGAGGTGTCCATTCCTTTTTCGGTAGACGATCGGTCTTCGGCGTCGTCTTCGGATCGGCCGGACCATTCGATGCCGGCGCGGTTGTCCCTGCCAGCGAACCGGCAAGGTCGCCCATCTGAGCCGCTGCAAGGCGTTTCTGGTAGCTGTCCCACCAGCCCTGAAACGTGTTGATGAAATCCTGTAGAGCGCCGGCCGCTTCCACGATGGCGGTTTTCAGGCCGGTCCCGACTGTGGTTGTAATATCCTGAAATTTCCGGTCCAGTTCGGCCGCCCTCGCAACGACCTCATCATCCATGACGGCGCCAAGATCATGGGCGCGCTGGATCGTGTCGCGGATGCCGTCTTTGCCCTGTGCCAGCAATTCAACGAATCGCTCGCCTGCCGACCCGCCAAAGACCTCATCACTGATCCTGATTTGCGCGGCCTTGTCGAACTTGCCCAGCCGGTCAATGATTTCGAGAAGCAGAGCGGAAGGGTCTTTCAGCTTCTTCGCCAAATCCTGCGACGTGTATCCGAGGCGTTGGAAAGCTTCGGCGGCCGAACCGGACTTGCCGCCAGATGAAATGAACTCGTCCGCTCTCAGGTTGAGTTCTTTGAGACCATCAGTCATCTGGTCGATGCCGATCCGGTTTTGCTCGGCAACGTACTTCCACTCTTGAAAGGCCTTCAGCGATACGCCGGCCCGCTTCGCCTGGTCTCCGATTTCCGCGATGCCCTTTGCGACCTCGCCAAGCTTGGAAACGATGCCGGTAACACCGCCCGCGACAAGACCGCCAGCCAGTCCCGCCAACCCGGCTTTCGCGAGCCCGCCCATTTTGATGAAGGCGTTACCCACGCCGGCCGTCGCCTTGTTGGCGTTGCGCTCGAACCGATCCGTGGACTTCTCGCCCTTCCGTAGGCTCGCTTCGTAGGCTCGGAGATCGGCATCAAACGCGACCTTGATGCTCCCAACGGTAGCAACCATTTGAAATCCTTTCGCTTTTCAGGGAAACGCGTCCCGGTGTTCGCTTTCTATTCCCTGCCATTTTCAGAATAATATACGATCATTCCCACAAAATATTGATAAAATTCGCAGATTGGCGCATATATGTAGGCTTACACGAGGGATTCTTGCGTGCTGCGGTGGTTGCAGAGCTATTTTCGTGCGCCTGAGCGCAAAAGCCTGTCGGCGCCGACAGCGGAGGAATATTCCCTGTTCACGGGCATTCCGGCCGGTTCCTATGCGGTGTCGGTCTCAACCGCCCTGACCGTGCCTGCCGTGTCTTCGGCCGTGCAGACCATCGCCGAGGCCGTCGCTAGTCTCGACGTAAGCGTTGTGGAGATCGACGGCGACCGGGAAACACCGCTGCCGGATCATCCCGTGACGAAGCTGCTTCAGGGAGACGTCAACGACTGGCAGAGCGGTTATGAACTTCTGCGTGATCTGGTTTCACAGGCGCTGACCTATGATCGCGGCGGCGCGGCCTACATCAACTGGCTGAATGATCGGCCCGCCGAACTGATCCACTACAAGCCCGGCGTGATCGACGTCGACACCACGCTCGACACCGGGGAGCCGCGTTTCAGGATCAACGGCCGGGACGTCCTGGCCCGCAACATTCTTCACCTTCGCGGCCCCTTCGACCGTGCGCCCGTCTCCCGCGCCCGTGAGGCGATAGGGCTGGCGAAGGTCATGGAAACCCGCGCCGCCCGCCTCTTCGACAAGGGCGCCCGTCCCGGTGGCGTTGTCCGGTTCAAAACGAAGATGGACGAGGAGTCACTCAAGCTCTTCAAGTCGAACTGGCGAGAGACCCACGAAAACCCCGAGGCAAGCGGGCGGACGGCGATCTTGTGGGATGATGCCGAGTTTGAGCAGCTCGAATGGAAATCGACAGACGCGCAGTTCCTCGAAATGCGCCGGGAGCAGGTTGCCGAGATCGCGCGGGCCTTCAACATCCCGGCGTCGATGATCGGCGACATGACAAAATCGAACTTCAACACGCTGGAGTCGAAGCACCGCGAATTTTGGTCGACCACGATGGAACCATGGATCAAGGCGCTTGAGGGTGCCTTGCGCCGGTCGCTGCTGACCGACGACGAGCGCGGCCGTCTCGCCATCCGGTTCGACCGCGACGACATGAGCCGTTCCGACCTGACCGCCCGTGCCACCGCGATCAACAGTCTGCGAGCATCCGAGGTGCTTTCCGCCGACGAGGCCCGTTCCTGGTTGGGTCTTGGCCCGCGTGCCGATGGCAAGGGCGATTCCTACGAAAATCCGAACATCAACCCGAAGGTGCCGGCCAATGGATAGGCTGTTCATCGAAACCAAAATCATTGGCGACGACGCCGGCACGATTTCCGGCCTGGCGTGGAAGTTCGGCACGCCCGACCGCATAGGCGATTGGATCGAGCCGGGCGCTTTCAAGGGCGCCAAGCTGCCGCTGCCGATGTTGTTTGGCCACGACATGAACGATCCGGTCGGGACCTGGGACACAGCTGAGGAAAAGGCGGATGGCCTGCATATCGCCGGCAAACTGCTGGTCGATGACGTCGCCCGCGCCCGTGAGGTCCGCGCACTGGTGAAGTCCGGTGCCGTGCGCGGCCTGTCGATTGGCTTCATCACCAAACAGGCCAGCGCGCGAGCCGGTGGCGGCCGCACGATCAAATCCCTGGAATTGCTGGAGGCGTCCCTTGTGACGATCCCCATGCACGCTGGCGCGAAAGTCACGTCGGCAAAATCGGCAGTGCAAGCGCTCCAGCTTGTCGCTGCCATCAACCGCGCAACCGCGCACATCGAAAGGAACTGAGATGCAGCATCTCTCCAAGAATGCGCTGCGCGGGAGCGTGGCAATCACCCTGAAGGGGGAGGAGGACGATCCCGTCTCCATCGTCACGAAGTCGCTCGAGGATCTTCAGAAGACGGTCGATGACCGCCTGAAGAAGGTCGAAGAGAAGTCGGCGCCCGATCTGTCGAAGATTACCGAACGTCTCGACCGTATCGAAGCGAAGGGCAATCGGCCGGTAACGGGCGAGGACAAGAAGCAGAGGTCCGAGGTGGAGAGCAAGGCGCTCAACGCCTTCTTTCGCGGCGGTGTCGGTGCGCTGGACGATGCCGAAAAGAAGGCGCTCAACCTCACCACGCCATCGGCCGGCGGCTATGCCGTTGCGCCGGAATACTCAGCCACGCTGATCGAAGGCATCACCGAGATCAGCCCGATCCGCCATCTTGCTGGCGTCACCTCTATCGGTACGACCGAGATCTACTATCCGGTGATGACCACGCCGGTAAATGGTGGTTGGGTTACGGAACAGGGTACACGGCAGGAAGATCAGCCCGTCTTCGATCAGATCAACATCAAGACCTTTGAGCACGCCCTTGTCGTGCCGGTCTCGACCCAGCTTTTCGAGGACTCGATCATCGACCTTCAGGCGTACTTGTCCGGGCAGATCGTCCGCCAGTTCGCCAAGGCCGAGAACAACGCCTTTGCCCGTGGCGATGGCAACGGTAAGCCAACCGGCTTCCTCAATAACCCCAGCCTGTTCGGGCAGGTCACGGCCAAGCAGGACGGCAGCAACATTATCGAGAAGCTGATCGACCTCTATTACAAGCTGCCTGCCGAGTATGCCGCCCGCGGCTCCTGGCTGATGCGCCGTGAGATCATGGGCATCATCCGCAAGGCCGCCGACACCACGACGAAAGGCACGCTGTGGTCGGACAGCCTCGCCAACGGCCAGCCCGCCACGCTGCTGGGCCGGCCTGTTTACGAGGGCGTCGATATGGGCGGCATGGATGACGGCGGCTCGCCTGCTGGTCCGGGCTTCCCTGTCGCCTTCGCCGACTGGTCCAGCATGTACCAGATTGTTGACCGCACCGGCATCGCTGTTCGCCTCGATGACCTGACCGGCGCCGACAACGGTGTGGTGAAACTGCGGGCGCGCCGGCGTGTCGGCGGCAAGGTGGTGCTGCCCGAGGCCGGTGTCCTGCTGAAGACCACGGCAACCGGATCGTAAGAGATCATGGCTGGGCGTCCTTTCGCGAGGGCATCAAGAGACGGAGCCGCCCGGCCATGCCTGCGGTGCTGGGATTCAACGGCACCGCACTGCCCGCGCATGGAGTCGCTGCCGTGCGCGGGCATCATACAACGAGGTTGAGACGATGGCACTGACCAAACCCGATCGCATTTGCGCTTGCCGGTTCCGGATCAAGCATGGCGACCTGTGCCCGTGCGAGAAGCAGCGCAAGGCCGCCGCCGACGCTGCCCGCGCCTCTTCGACAGACAGGGGATACGATGCCGATTGGCGCAAGCTCAGGGCCGCGCACCTGAAGCGGCAACCGAACTGCGTCATCTGCGGCAAGCCCGGCAATACCGTGGACCATATCAAGCGTGTCCGCGACTTCCCCGAGCTTCGCCTTGATCCTCGCAACCTGCAAACACTGTGCGCCTCGCACCATTCCAGCACCGTGCAGCGGCAGGAACGCGGCAAGGCAGGCAAGCGGACGTTCAAACCGGCTCAACCCGGGGGTGGCAACTTCTCTGGGCGGCCTGACAGGCAACCGGATGGTGGCCCTGCGCACGCTATTTTTCCTGATCGGAAGGCGAAAAATGAGGTGGCGCTATGATCGAGATCGTAACGCCGCCCGTCGTGGATGCCGATTTCACCGCGCTTGTGCTCGATCATCTGAAGATCGAGGCCGGCGACGAGGAGGCAGCCTATACCGGCCTGATCGACTCCTATATCGAGGCCGCGATCGGCCGCGTTGAAGCCACCAGCGGCCGGATGTTGTTCAAGCGGACGCTGAAGCTGACCGCCGATGCCTTCGGCACGGCCCTGGTGCTGCCTGCCAGCCCGGTAAGCGCGGTGTCCGCCGTCACCTATGTCGACACGGCAGGGGCGATCCAGACGCTTCCCAGCGCCGCCTATGCGCTTGTCGACAAGGCAGAGACGCCGACCCTGTACCCCGCCTATGGCTACGAGTGGCCCGCCACGCGGTCTTTCCCCGGTGTCGTAACCGTGACGTTCGATGCCGGCTATGGCGCCGATATGGAGGACATCCCGGCACCGCTGCGCATGGCCGTCATGCAGACGGTGACGGACTGGTTCAGGTTTGCCGGCAACGTCGCCACGGCGGCGCTCAACGAGATTCCCGACAGCGCCTATCGGGCGTGCCAGCGGTTCAGGAGGACATGGCAATAATGGCGCGTAAGCCCGGTGTATATGGCGCGAAAGGCGTCTCCCGAGCCTTCCGGGAAATGTCGAAGGTGATCGGCCGCCCGATTGACGAGGCGTCCCGGTACGCTCTCCGGCCTGTCCTGGCAGCCGCGAAGAGGAACACGCGCCACGCCAGCGTCAAGGACGCGCTGGTGCTGAAGAAGGATAAGCGGTCGCGCAAGACCTACCCGACCCATGTTGTCGGCGGCCGTCCCGGTGCCGAGGGAACGCCGCTGTTGCATCTGTTGGAATGGGGGACCGAGCCGCACGGCAACCATCCTGGCACGGCTCCCCAGCCGTTTTTGACGCCAGCATTTACCGAGGAAGGGCCGAACTCGATCAAGCGGTTTGGCGAGAAGCTCGGCCCGGCGGCGGAAAAGCAGTTCGCTAAGCTGGCCAAGAAATACGAGGGATTGAAATGAAAGCCCTCGCCATCGTCCGCAACATCCTCCTGAGCGCTGCCGGTGTCACCGCCAAGCGCACCGGGGGCATACACGTCAACGCCGCCAAGCAGGACGACCCGACGCCGAACGTCGTGCTGATGCTGGTATCTGGGCTGGAGGACTTCACCCATAGCGGCCCGTCCGGGCTTGTTGAGGATCGTGTCCGAATCTGGTGCCGGGCAAAGACGGCAGACGATACCGCCGCCCTTGCTGGTGCCGTCCATACCGCCTTGCAAGGCTATGTCGGGACCGTCTCCGGCGCCGACGTCCAGCTTATCCGCCGCGCTATGGAAACCAGCGACTATCAGGACGGCGCCGGCATCCACCGGGCGATTTCCGACTATGACGTGCATTGGGGGGAGGCATGAGCATCGATCCGGCAATCTTGAACCGGCGCGTGACGATCGAGCGGTTCACGACGATTCCCGGCGACTTCGATGACATCGAGGTATGGGCGGATCTTCGCACCGTGTGGGCCGCGATGGCCTACGACTCGGCGGATGAGGAGTTCGCCGCCAATCAACTCTATGCCCGCCGACTGGTCACGTTCACCATGAGGTTTACGACCGATCTGAGCGCGATCGACCGGCTGCGCTGCGATGGTGTCGGCTATGACATCAAGGGTATCAAGGAGATCGGTTTCCGCGAGGCAATCGAGGTGAAAGCCGAAGCAACAGACCCCGGTGGCGTGTGATGACGGCCGGGAAGAAACCAGCCCTGAAAGTGTTCGACGGTTCCATGTCGAGGATACCGGCGCCGCCGAAAGGGCTGGACGTTGCCGCGCGCGACGAATGGCGCCGTGCCGCGCAAGACCTGATCGAACGCAAGGTACTGGCGAAATCCGACCTGCCGGCGCTGGAAGCCTACTCCATGGCCTACAGCATGGTTCGCAAGCTGCAACCCATTGCGGCCGACGCCGAGCCGATCATCATGTCCAAGGCTGGCGGCGTGAAGACGCATCCAGCCCATACCGCCCTGCAAAAATACCTGACGATCGTGCTGCGCTATCAGGCCGAACTTGGACTGACGCCCGCCAGCCGTAACCGCAAGACCATGCAGGGGCCGGCCGGCGACGATCCTTTCGGAGACTTCGACCTATGACCGTCATGCCCGGCCTCGAATGGCTCTTCGGCGATCCGAAAGACATCCCGGACCCTGCCGGCAGGGCGAAGCGTGCCATCGATTTTCAGCGCCTGCTCAAGCATCCGAAGAGCACCGCACCCGACAACGCCTTGATCTTCGATCCATGGATGGAGAACCTGACCCGCCGCATCCTTGGGCCGGTGGACGAGGACGGCAACCGGCTGGTGCAGACGGTCTACCTACAGGTAGGCAAGGGGTCTCATAAGACCTCGTGGGCCGCCGTCATGGCGCTGATATTCACGTTCGGCCCCGAGCGTATCCCCGACGGTGCAAGCTATGTGGTAGCAGCCGACAAGGCTCAGGCTCGCGTTGCCTTCCGGGAGGCGCTTGGCATCGTCAACATGGTTCCGCGCATTGCCGGCGTCACACGGCCGATCGACAGCAAGAATCAGCTTATCCATCCGAAGTCCGGCGCGTCGTTCGAGGCACTGCCCGCTGGTGGAGGAAAAATTCATGGACGTACCCCGAACTTCATTCTGGTTGACGAGCTATGGGCGCACCAGAAGGCCGCGACATGGGAGGCCATGCGCGAGAATGCCGACAAGGACGACCGCACCTTGACGGTGATTGCCACCACGGCGGGCCGGGGCAACGAAAGCCCGGACTATCCCGTCTATGAGCGTGCCAAGCGCATACAGGCCGGGGAGATCGTTGACCCGTCCTTCTTGCCTGTCATCTTCGAGGCCAGCGCGGATGACGACCCCTTTAGCGAAACCACATGGCATAAGGTCTTACCCGGCCTGAAGCACGGCTATCCCAGCCTGAAGAAAACCCGCATTGCGGCCCAGCGCGCGCAGGAAAGCCCTTCCGAACGCGCGTCCTTCGAACAGTTCAAGCTTGGCATCCGACAAGACAACAGCCTTTCCGGTTTCATTCCCATGTCGATCATTGACGATGGCAAGGTTGACCGGATCGACATTGCGACGTTGAAAGAGCGCCGCACCTTCATCGGCGTTGACGCCTCGACCAAGATCGACCTGACAGCCGTTGTGGCGTGTTTCCCGATGGATGATGGAACATTCAACATCAAGTCATGGGGTTTCATCCCGGAAAATCAGGCCCGCCGCCGTGCCGATAGCGATGGCGTCGATTACATCCGGTGGCAGAAAGAAGGCTGGGTACAGTTCTGTCCCGGCGAAGAGATCGACAACGACATGGTTGTGGACTTCATTCGTGGACTCACGGCCGATCATAACGTCCGCGACATTGCCTTCGATCCAGCCTATTCGCAGCCGATCCGCGGGCCTTTGAACAAGGACGGCCATCCTACAACGGCAATGAGGCAGGGCTGGGTGACCCAAAGCCCGGCGCTCAACGCGCTTGAGGGGGCTTTCTATTCTCGCAAGGTGAAGTGGGATTCTCCCGTGCTGCGCTGGTGCCTGGAGAACGTCGTCATCCATACCGACAGCGCCGGCAACCGCACCATGCACAAGGGCAAGAGCCGCGACAGGATCGACCTTGCCGCCGCCCTATGGATGGCATTCAACAGTGCCGACATAGGCGACGAGCCATCGTCATTCTATGCCAGTGAGGCAGCGAAAAGCCCGGATTGGTATTCGGTTTGAGGTCAAACAGCCGGGGTTTCCTGTTGATCCGCTCCGCTTCGGACGTCATGGGTATAGGTGCGACCGACCATCACCAGCACTAAACCGAACAGGCTGGCAGCCAAGCAGATGCTTCCGGTCATGTAGAGTTGGCCAATCGCTTCGGACCAATCCTCCAAGACGTTCGCGCCTGTGATCGAAGCATATCGGGCCGAGCGGGCGACTTGTTCCAGCCGGCTGTTTATAGCGAGGCCAGCGAATGCCGGGGCGCCAATCAACAGAAAAGCACCGATATAGCCGGCCGGATTCAGCCCCACCTTCGTTTCGATTAGTACCCGCGTCATTGTTGTTCCTCCCGCCGGGCGAAACCATCGCGCCGGGAGGCAGGGGCGTCAACCATGGTGCGGGAAGAAGGAAATATTCCTCAACGGAATCAATATGCCCGTTTTGCCCGCACCTTGACCTAACCCGTTGGCTTTCGGTAGCTATGGCACAATTCTCGACCGCACCATTCTCCCGCTTTCAATAGCTGTGTTCGTCGCGCGGCGGCGGGATGACATCGCTCGTATCCGGAGCGTCGCCGGATTCTGAACCACGGCCACTCCTGCTTTCCTGACGGTTGGCGATTGTCTGCCGCAATTCAGGATGAGTTGTCGAGCGTGCAGGGATACTCGCCGGGCACGAGTTGGTTCTTCGGCATTCCGGCAACTTCATTTCTACCGTTTGCGATGTCTTTCGATTTTGCCCCACACTCTAAGTTGGAAACGACACCTTCAATGTATCGTTCATGTCACAGCTTGGGGAAAGTGCCTGAAAAAGCCGGCAGGAACACTGATGTTTTCTTGCGCGCTTCCTTGACGGAATGATGATGCGATAGCATTACGGGGACGGGCAAATGGGGATTAGCATGACTGACGAAACTGAGTTGACGCTCTCGGATTTGGGCAGAAGAGCATGGCAATTGCGTGGTGCTGTTGTTGTGATTCTGCTTGCCAGTATTCTGTTCGCCGCTGTGTGGGTGTTCGGGAAGGCGGCGAATTTCAATACGCCTGTCCAGTATTACGTGACCCTCAGGAATATCGAGAATTCTCGTTTCCAGAACGGGGCCGCGTTTTCGCCAAGTGACCTTCTCATTCCCCAGGTGATCGCTGGATTGCGGAGCCGCTTCCATATCCCC